AATTTCTTATCCGTTATCTCATTATCAGATTCAAAAGATGATACTGGTTTTGAAGTAGATGGTAAGAATGTTAAAATTCTTGCTGACAATGGTAAGAATAAAACAACATATCGTTGCTGTGAACCAACAATGATTGTTACACCACCAGAAAAAGCATTAACAATGCCTGACGCAGAAATCTCTATCACACTTAATGAAGATGTTTTCAATAAGGTTTTAAGAACAGCTTCTGTTTTGGCATCACCTCAGGTTGCAGTTGAATCTGATGGTACAACTGTTAATATTTCAACTTTAGACACATCTAATGATTCAGCACACACAAACACAATTGAAATAGCTCAAGGCGATGGTAATAAGTATCGTATGATTTTCAAAACGGAGAATCTATCTAAAATCTTACCAGGTTCTTATGATGTTAAAATTTCTTCAAAGGGAATTTCAAACTTTAAGAACAAGAATGTAGCAATACAGTATTGGATTTCTACTGAACAAGGATCCAAATTTAATTAAAAGGTGATATCATGGCAGTAAAATTATTTCAAAATGCTTTCAAAGGTAATGCTTCAGATTCGATTGCAATTAACCCGGCACATATTATGTCTGTGTTTGAATCTAAATCTATTAACCCCGAAAGTGGTGAAGAAGAAGTATTGACACATATTTTTAGTGTGAATGGTAATACATGGCAAGTTACAGATGCTTATCTTGATGTGATTGCCAGATTGAATGAAAAAGATTAATTCTTTATATTATATTATGAGGTGTGTGAATGGAACATTTATTATGGGTAGAAAAGTATCGCCCTAAAACTGTAAGTGATTGTATATTACCTGACAGAATTAAAATTGTATTTCAGGAGTATGTTAATCAAAAATATATCCCAAATTTATTACTGTCTGGTGGTGCAGGCATAGGTAAAACATCTATTGCTAAAGCCATGTGCCAAGATATTGGTTGCGATGTGATGGTAATAAATGGTTCAGACGAAGGTCGTATGATTGATACCTTTCGTACCAAAATCAAAAGTTTTGCTTCATCAATGTCACTATCAGGTGGTCGTAAAGTAATTATACTTGATGAAGCAGACTATTGTAATCCCGAATCAGTTCAACCAGCATTAAGAAACTTCATTGAAGAATTTTCTGGTAACTGCTCATTCATTTTCACATGTAATTTTAAACACAAACTCATTGAACCTTTACATTCAAGATGTGCTGTCGTTGAGTTTGGGCTTAGACCAGATGAAAAAGCTTCTATGGCAGGTCAATTCTTTAAACGGGTTCAGTCAATCCTTGAGGAAGAAAAGGTTGAATTTGACGATAAAGTAGTAGCAGAAATCATCAAGAAACACTTTCCAGATTTTCGTAGAGTATTAAATGAGTTACAAAGATACTCACAATTTGGTAAAATTGATACTGGTGTCCTTGCACAAATAGGCAACATCCAAATCGACCAAATCGTCAAGTATATCAAAGACAAAGACTTTGCTGCCATACGCAAATGGGTCGCATCCAACGACTTGGATCCTAACACCGTATTCAGACAAGTATATGATTCATTATATGACATTATGAAACCACAATCGATACCACAAGCTGTCCTTATTATTGCAGACTATCAATATAAGAACGCATTTGTGGCTGATCCAGAAATTAATTTAGTTGCCTGTTTAACTGAATTGATGGCTAATTGTGAGTATAATTGATTGCGGTTTGAAGACGAAGATCCAGCTAGGAGAAACAGTCTACCATATCCAATGGATGTTGGTTCACCCAAGTTTGAATTAGTTCCAGTCAAAACACAAAAAGACCACATGCTCAATATTGCACGATTGAGCGCTCAACAAGAATATGATAGAATTATGGAATTGGTCAATGTATTAAGAAAACAAGCTGACCAAATCAAAAAAAGATTAGATTTAACTGATAAGATTTATGATGCTCACTATGAGTTTCAAGTGGTTCATGGGCAAACATATTGGTTAATTTATCACAAAAGAACACAAAGAAATATATTAAGTATTAATGGTCCAAAATCTTGGATTTCTGGACCACCCTTTGATTACGAATATATATGTGCTGTTAAGTCATTAGGTGACCACACATGGATAGAAGTTGAAAGTGAGAATAAATGAGTCCGTTTGATTATGTAAATGCTATACTACAGAATAAAAAGAAGCTAATTGTTGATGAGTTGACAGAGAAATCTTATGCACCATTCTTGGTCAACCGAAGTCTATCTTATCATAAAGATTGCGTATTCTATGCAAACGAAATGAATCGTTACCATCAAATCGATAAGAAGTTACAGAATGATTTTTTACTAAATATAGTCAGGTCACAAAAGAGACCATTTGCCAAGTGGGTTAAAGCTGAGAAAAGTGAAGATTTAGAATGTATAAAGCAAATCTTTGGGTTCTCTGAATCAAAGGCTCGTGAAGCCGTCCGCTTGCTTAGCAAAGAACAAATTCAAAAATTAAAAGAACAAACCGACATCGGTGGACTGAGGAAGTAAAATGGTTGATTTGAGTAAGTTCGTTGAAGTAGTCTTCAATGAACCGGATGATTTTCTTAAAGTTCGTGAAACACTAACACGAATTGGAGTATCATCTCGTAAAGAAAAAGTTCTTTACCAGTCTTGTCATATTCTACATAAACAAGGACAATATTATGTTGTTCATTTCAAAGAATTATTCGCATTAGATGGCAAACCATCCAACATATCAGAAAACGATATTCAAAGACGAAATGCTATTGCTAAACTATTGGAAGAATGGGGTTTAATTAAGATATTAAACCCTAAACTATTAGAAGATAATATTGCACCACTTCACCAAATTAAAATCATCGCTTTTAAAGAAAAGGATGAATGGAGTTTAATTCCAAAATATAATATTGGTAAAAAACCACAAGAATATTAGTCAATAAGACTAAATATAACCGTGATGCCTTCGGGGTCACATTTTGAAAACTTGCTTATTTTAAGGAGAAAGCTATGACATTAAGTCGTTTAACACCATTATATCACACAACATTAGGTTTTGAAAACTTCTTTGATGAAGTTGAGAAACTATTAAATTCAGACTTTAAAACCACCCCAACCACATTTCCACCACACAATATTCTAAAACTAGACGATAACCGTTATGTTGTAGAATTAGCTGTGGCAGGCTTCAGTAAAGAAGATATTGATGTTTCTGTAAATGATGGTGAATTGGTTATTAAAGGTAACAAAGAAGACAAAGCCGAATCAGGCGAATACCTACATAGAGGTATAGGTCTTCGCTCTTTCACCAAGACTTTGCGTATCGCTGATACAGTAGAAGTTAGAGGTGCAGAGTATAAAGATGGTATTCTAAAAGTTGGTTTGGAGAATGTTATTCCTGACCACAAAAAGCCTCGTAAGATTGAAATTGGTAAAGAATTAAATTTCTTGAAGCCAGAGCTTCTTAACGAACAGGCGAAAGCAGCATAAAAGATGGGGGCTTCGGCCTCCACCTTATTTTTAATAATGAATGGAGTATATTATGTTTGGTTCTGATAAGAACTTTAAGATGCCAAAATCTGTTAAAAGGTTAATGGCAAGTTTTGGTGGTAGAACGAGAATTGAATTTAAGCATGCGATGATTAGAGCTATTGTGACCGCAGTTAAAGCGCCACCTAGACGAGACCGGAACCAAAAAGAAGATAAGGATCATTAAAATGGATTTAACACAAAAACTAAGCGCAAACTTTTCATTAAATGAATTGACAAAAAGTGAAACAGCTCTTCGCCATGATTTAGATAATACTCCACCACAAGAAGTTGTGGATAATTTAAGAACACTATGTGAGAATGTTTTACAACCAGTTCGTGAAGGATATGGTATTGCAGTTAAAGTGAATTCTGGTTATAGAGCGCCAGAGGTTAATGCAGCTGTAGGTGGTTCTAAAACATCTGACCATTGTAAAGGTCAGGCCGCAGACATTGAGATTCCAGGTGTGCCTAATGCTGAATTAGCAGAATGGATTAAAGACAATTTAGATTTCACACAATTGATTCTTGAGTTTTACACACCAGGTATTCCAGATTCTGGTTGGGTTCATGTATCTTATGATGCTAATAATTTAAAGAAACAAGCTCTAACAGCGGTAAAAGAAAACGGCAAAACAGTTTATAAACCAGGATTAATTGCCTAATTTAAACAGATAAACAGTAGTAGTAGTTAATGATTATCAGTAGTGACTTTTAGCTGAAAGTGTTATAAAATATGGATGTTAGTGTAAAAAACTAACGATAAAACTCAAGTTAGACTTTGAATGACCGAGATAAAGGCCGTTCTCTCTAATGATTTG